GACCAGAACCGCCCGACAAGGCGCCAGGAGATGGTTGGAAATATTCGCCAGAGTGGTACTCCTGTAGGATATGCACAGGGGGCGCCGGCAATCACCGTGTGGGATCCCAACGATATTGCGCGTACTACGGTGCGTGAGGGTACGATTCACTGGAACTGGATGGGTCAGGCGGCTCCTGGGGCGGATGGGGCAACGAGGCTGAAAGTGTATGATCCCGAGGACATTGCCAGACCCACGCAGAAGTCACAGCTGACCAACAAGTCCGAGTATTACGGTGCGTCGGAGTCCATTAATAAGGATTTCACCAGCCACGACGCCGCCTACAATATGCGGCTGAACCCCAATAAGCAGGAGATTGCGCTGGGACGTGATCCCATGCACGGGAATGGTGGGGCATTGGCAGTCTTCGATGGGAACATCAATCAGACTGCAAAGAAGATCGATGCAGACATTGTGAATGACAGGGCCAATGCCGTGAATCGCGTGGTGGGCATGCCTACGGGTGTGGGGGACATTGGGGAAGTGCGCCCACGTGTTCCTTTGAAGTTGGATGTGAGTCGCCAGAGGAATACCATGGATATTGTGGCGGCAGTGAACTCGAACCCTCTGATGGCATCACAGAACCTGGCCTATAACGCGGAACATGACGAGAAGCTCCTACAGGAAATGTTGGCAACTATGTAGAATGGGCGTTGGAAGTTCTTGTTTGGCGAAGGGAACCTGCGGAGAAAGTGCCACTCGTAGGAGAAGTGCCAGCGCAAATAGGTCTGCATCAAAGTCTACAACTAGGAGTGCAAATAGGAAACGTGCTAGGGCGACAAATGGGCCAGACTCACGTTCTATTCAGAGTAGGCGGTCTGCAACGGCTATCCGTCTTCCGACAAATACAACACGTCGGGCAAGATCTGCTTTGAGTGCGCAAAATGCTTCTTTTTTTAGGGGGGTAGCCGCTATTAAACGATACTCAAAGGGTCGTCAGGTACATTTCCCCCCTTCTGTTATGCGTAATGTACAAATAGCTGATAAAGTCGGGAATCGCCTCACAGAAAGTGTATTAAAGGGTGAAATACCTTCACGAAATGACATGAAAAAACTGAGAAAGTGGATAAGGGCTGCAGAATCTAACAGCTCTAGCAGCTCTAACAACGCTTAAACTCTGCTTCGCCATTTCTCTATAGGAATGGCGGCGAAACAACCCTGTAAAGGTGCGCTGCTTGTTAGCGGCGAACCTGGGACAGGAAAGTCACGATGGATACGTGAGGAGGCAGCGTTCGCAAAGGCGAAACTCTTTCGCTGGAATGCAAGGACGGATCGCAGTCTTCGCGAAGGCCGCGAGGTACTTCACCAACAAGTACGCTCGAAGGAGCGCCTCTTCGTGTGGATTGAAGGGGCAGATGATCTCACCCAGGAGGCACAGGCATTTTTGCGTCGTATTTTGGAGACGGCTGCCACGAACGTGACGTGCGCCCTGGAAGTGCGGGAGATATGGAAGCTATCTCCACCCATTCTTTCGCGCTGTACAGTTGTTACAATGCGCTCGGAACAGTCACATAGAGTCCTCAGAAACAAGTCTATTGCAAATCATATTGGTCTATCAGTTGTGAAGCCAACGGGGAATGAACTCCCGGTGTGGTCTGATATCCCACGGCTTCGAATGGAGGGAGAGGATCCCTATGCAATCATTGAAAAGATATTGGAAGTCTACGGGCCTTCCCATAGGATGGTCCAGGAATGTATACGGGCCATTGGATCCGGTTCTTCTCCTTGGATACAACTGAGCGAGTTTCTTGTAAATATGCCGCGTTCTATTCCGGAATGAGAACTCCGCCTATATTCCAGATATTTCGCCGCAATGGATCTAACTGGCGAAGGTGTTAGCGTTTATTCAGAGGCGAAGGGTGAGTACACGAAGCAGTTATGTCAATACATGTTGCCGGCGCTACAGCAGTACTTTCTCGATATAATGGATGAGGCGAAGCAGAAGGAGCCAAACGGGAACAAGATCCTCTTGATGTTTCAGCAGATATTGGAGGGTGTGCCTGAGTGGAATGCTGACAAGGTGCAGCGGGAGACGAGTGCCCTGACGACTATGACGCACTGTGATTACCTGGAGGAACTTCTTACGGCGGTATTCATTGCGCACACGAAAGTTCTTTCTGCGATCAGGTTGACTAGCAAGCAGAAGAAGTTACAGATTACCATTCCCAGGTTGGAGCATTTCCTCCACAGGACCATGATTGAGTGCTCACGTCTTCTTTGGAGTAACACGTATTTGTTTTCTATGGCTGCGCCCTCAATGGAAAGACAGAAGAATCTTAGACAGATTGAGGCGATCCTGCATGATGGGATTCAGCAGGCGATTCGTAGCATGTTGCCTGTGAAGAACATTCTGCGCGAATATCTGAAGGAGGATGATGACGATGAGGAAGAGGATGAAGATGTTCCTGATGTAGAGGCAGTGGTCGAGGCTGTACAGCCTGTTATTGAGCCTGTTGAGCCTCTGAAGGTGGTGGAGCCTGTTATTGAGCCTATTGAGCCTCTAAAGGTCGTCGAGCCTCTAAAGGTCGTCGAGCCTGTGAAGGTCGTCGAGCCTTTGGAGATGCAAACGGTATCTGAGCCCCCTATGCCTTTATTATCGGAGCAGCCATTGCAGCAGCCATTGCAGCAGCCATTGCAGCAGCCATCGATTTCCTTTACAGGTCTAGATACTACCGGTCCCCAAGCTGATGAAAACATACGCATCCTGGATGAGTCTCCGGAAGAGCTCGATGGCTTCGAAGAGCTTGGAACTGAAATGCTCAACATGGATTTTGAAGTCCTAGCCTAAAGGCGTGCGTCAATGAAGACCCTTTTTTTTCCTACTGAGCGGCCAGAATGTCACAAACTCCCCTAGTCACTGGAATGATCCTAGGAGGCGTTGTTATTTCGGCACTCGGTGCAGCAAGCACCCACTTTGTAGAAGAGAAGAAGCCCACGGTTAAAAGCCTCGGTCGCGACTTTATTATCGGCTCCATCATGGTGGCCATGATCATGCAGCTCCTCCCAGAGTCGACAACAAGTATAGTCGAGTTCCTGATAGCACTTGCACCTCTCACGCTCTTTACACCCACTAAAGCAGAGATAGTGGAGATTAAAGAGGAAATGGAAGTTAAAGTAGGAGTTCCAAAATTCTAGAGATATAAATGTTTCGCGGTTCTAGACAAACTTAAATATTATCTACCATATATATATAGAATATGGTAGATAATAAACGAAAGACACGAAAGGTGTCAAAAAGGGTTTTAAAAATGTTGAATGATCCCGAAACAGTTTGGGGGAAAAATCCGGACCTTGAACACTTCTGGAGTAGTTTAGCTTCTGAAAAATATGTGGTTCTTATTTACAAGGATAAGACACATAAATATGTAAACTTACCGAAGAGGGGTACAAAGAAGCACCAATCTATATATACTGATTTTGATAAAGATACTAATATAGTGGCAGTACTCTCGAGTAATATGTCGCAAGATGCATACGAACAATATTTATACCCTAAGGCGAAGGATAAAACAGTTGAGTATGTTATAAAACACTATAGTAAGTATTTCAAACCCATTGTGTCAGGTGACAAACTAAGAGTTCCACGATAACTTGGAAATTCTAGATAAACAACTGCCACTTTCGCACATTCCCAACTTCTGACGGGTTCACTTGGAACTGGTCAAAAGCTGGATGCGTCAGCTGCTTAGAAGGGACCGCCACATGAATGGAGGCCGCGATATGCTTGTAGAGATCGAAATCAGGGAACCGCTCCGATCCATCTGCATTGAGGAGAACATTCTCCCCATCGTCATCAATCATCCACGACCACAGACAGTTAAAAAGAGGTGACACTGTCTCTCGGATCTCCATACCCTCCTCTGAGCTCAAAACCTCGCCACCCTCGATCTCATCAGGTGGATCAGGGTAAAGAGACTCGCATAGGCTCACAGCAAGTCGGCACAGATCAAAGGAGGGGTTGGGTAGCACCTCAGTATGGGGATTAGGATGAAGAGGCTTGAAAGAGTACTGACCTTCTGCATCGTTCCCAGGGCCGAAGTCGTCGCTGATAAACTGTGTCCCGTTGATTGTGTAAATAGAACGACCGAAATCAATAATACGGAAGATCTTTCCAAACGTGGGGACCTTGAATGTGGCCCCAGACTTCAGCGCGTAATAGAGAAACTCCTCTTCCGTATTGGACCACACGATATTATTCGTGTGAAGATCATTGTGTGTGAATCCGAAAATGTTCTGTGCCACGATCAGCCCCGCAATGACCTGAAAGATCCAGGCAGACCAGCGCAACTCCCATTCGGGTGTCCCATGTTTTGCCCCCACCGCCTCTATAGAGTCGAGGAGTGAATCCATTGTCCCATTATTCTTCTCGAGTGCGATGAGCATAACGGGAAAATCACGGAACTCGGAATAAATCGTATATTGATCGTATGTCTCCGATGTATCTGACTCATCGGATTCGCCTTCGGACTCCTCATTAAAAGAAACTGCAGACATCTTATCCGAATGAAGCGAGGCCATTTCATCAGTGATCTTCATCGCCTCTACCTCCACCTCCTCCTCAATATCACTGTCAACGTCAATCTCTTCTACGCTGGATGCATCAGAATCGGAATCGGAATCGGAATCAGAATCAGAATCAATCACAGAGGGCTCCTTCAAATACTCGCTAATGATATCCTGAGAAAGAGGAATATCTGGGTTGCGTTTATCAAGCATGCAGATCTTGAAGAGTCCCTTCTTCTGCCCCTCCCAGAGCCAGCTAGTATTCTTGTAGTCCTCAAACTCCTCCGTCAGATTGTACCTGTAGAGGTCAGCACGGGCACAGAAGGCCCCATAGAACTCGTTGAAATGGGGCGAAATTCCCTCCTCCCGTAGGCGGCCAAGGGCATAGGATGCCACGGCCTCCACGTAAGCCTGATTCCCAGAATCCTGTAGCTTTGTCCAGGCAGAAGTCCATGTTTTCGTGTGGCCTGGGAGCCCATTCTGCTTGGGAAGACTGTACTTTCGCTTCATCCATCGAATGGGGTCCAGAAGATGCGTGACCTTCATATAGCCGGCCTGGACCTTTGACTCCGGATCCGAGCCAGAAACATCCTGGTTTAGCACGAGGTTCAGGGAACAAGGCCCTGATGTTCCAGAAATGTCGATCCCCGAGATCCTCCATTTCGAGTCGAGCCAGATATTCTCAGTTTCCTCCTTCGTCAGGTTATACAGCTTAGTGAGTGCAGGAAAGAAAGTCTGGAGGGAGTTGAACCCCCGCACGGCACAAAGCTCTTTAGGTAGAGGCGCCAACCGGAAACGTGGAGTAGGCAGTGTCATCCCCCGGAGATTGGTATCCATTCTTACCGGGTTTAAGAGCCTTTACATCGCGGTATGACGCACGCGAAAAAAAGTTTATATACATACAGTTGTGAATGTCCGGGGCTGTGAATGTATCATTGAAGAAGTTTGACATGCGCAAAATCCCACAGGATGCTGTGGTGATTTTTATTGGTCGTCGTCGTACTGGTAAATCCACCCTGGTTCGTGACCTGTTATATCATCATCAGGATATGCCACTCGGAACGGTTATCAGCGGTACAGAGGAGTCGAACTCCTTTTATGGAAAGATGATCCCTCCTCTTTTCATTCACGGAGAGTTCTCGCCTCTCATTCTGGCTAACTTCGTCAAGCGGCAGAAGATGATTATGGGCAGGATCCAGAGGGAGATACAAGGGGGTGCCCAATCACGCCTGGACCCTCGTTCTTTCATGATTCTGGATGACTGTATGTATGATGACAGCTGGACCCACGACAAGAACATTCGCTATCTTTTTATGAACGGGCGTTGGCTGAAGGTGTTTTTCATTATTACGATGCAGTATCCTCTGGGTATCCAGCCAGCTCTCCGGACTAACGTCGACTTTGTGTTTATTCTGCGCGAGCCCTATACGACCAACAGGAAGCGCATTTTTGACAACTATGCCTCCGCCTTCCCTAGTTTCGAGTTCTTCTGTCAGATCATGGACCAGTGCACGCAGAACTTTGAATGCCTTGTTGTAGACAACACGAGTCAATCGGCTAAGCTGGAGGATTGTATCTTCTGGTATAGGGCCGACCTACACAGCGACTTCCGTATCGGGGCGGCGGAGTTCTGGCAGCATTCGGCCAACTATTTCCGTGATAAGCAGGAAGAGGATGATAACGCCTTTGATCCTTTGGGGGCGAAGCGGCTCAAGGGGCCGGCCATCAATGTTAACAAAAAGAACTAAGAGCTGACTTAATTTCGGCACAAATCGGTAGATGAAGGAAGGTTTGTATTGCTTAGGCATGATATCAGTGATCGCCATTGGTCTGCTCATTGCCGACCGCGTCTATCGCATTAACCCCATGTTGGAGGGATTCCAAGTAGGACAGCCTCAACAGTGCGGAGTTGATATGACCCCATGCCCCTTTCCTATGCGCTGTATGAATGGATACTGCCATACTCAGAATCAACCCCAGATGTATGATAGGAATCCTCTTCCGGTTGTTCCATAAAATAGAAAGCCCCTATAGAAATGAGGGGGCGTAAAGGATATTCCATTTTTGGACTACTTGCAGTTCTGTTCCTAGTGGTCGCGTTTCTTCCCAGCATTCGTAGGATGTTTGTGCGTTCCTTCCCCGAGGGCTTCCAGGCTAGCAGCTTTGGTGGAGCAGGAGTAGATTCACGCAGGGGTGATTGCAAAGGTATTACATGCCAGGAGGGAGAGTTCTGTCAGCAGAACACATGTCGCGCTGTCATGCCCCCTATTACCAATGTTTACTTTCCCGACAAGTAAGCCCTTTAGAATACTCTTAAATCTGGAACTACTCTTCGAGATTTAATGGTATTGAGGTTGCAGGCCTAGAAGCTATTCCCAGACAAGTCATTCTTACGGGCCATTGCGAGATCTGCATGCCCTGTTGAGCCAAACATATCAGAGAAGGATTCTCCACCAGTGCTCTCTTCTGCCTCAGGATTCATGACCTGTGTCGACTTCTTGGACCGCCCACGCTGCTCCTTCTGGAACTGCTCGCGCTGCTCCTCGTTCTCCTTGTACTTCTTCATCAGGGTATTCAGCTGCTCCTCAGCATACTCCTGCTCGGACACATCACTGGGGGAAGGATCCCAAGGTAGCCACTTCCCGACCTCTCCCACAAAGATATTATGGAGAGTATCGAGGCGCTGAAGCTTCTTGGAACGGGCCACTGCCTCTGCCTGTGAACCATAGACACCGCGGATCTTCAGTCCTCGCACAGTTGTACGGAACTCATTCTTGGCATAGAA